CTGGTGTCCTGCCCCCCACGTCACTGGTGTCCTGCCCCCCACGTCACTGGTGTCCTGCCCCCCACGTCACTGGTGTCCTACTCTCAGGTGCTTACCTAGCACCTCATGGCGGCTTTTTGGAGCGGTCGATCGGTCGAAGGCTCAAGATGAAATCTCAGTGGCTTATTACCTACATCGGCTAGCCAGCCACATCTTGCTTCCGTCTAATGATGCCTTCGACCGCTCCATTATCTATAAAATTCATAATTGGTGTCTCCGAGTTCATCCATAAATCGAGTAAAACAGCGCTTTAATGGCCTCCTGTTTGGGCTTGATTTGATGCTTGAAAAAGGAATATCATCTCCAACGTGAAGAATGCCTCGTTGTACTTTATTCGGGAATTCATACATCCCGGCAAGACAAACCCAATCGTCTTTTTTTACCCACATATCCGCAGTGGCGGCGAATTTCCCGGATAGGGTAACTCTCAACGATTGCCCTCTGCCGGGGTGCGGTGAATCCGTCCGCACAATAATTTCCAGGAAAGCGATGCCTTCTTTATAAGACAACTTCCCAAGGTAGATAATGGAGCCGGAAACGATTCCTATATTCATTATTCAGAATCCTTTAACGGACAGAACGACGGGAATACGTCTTCCTTGGGGGATTCTATTTTTCTCTCCTTCAAATACCAACATTTATGGTATCCCCCCCCTTTCCTTAGCAATACCCAACTGTGATACGGACATTCATCACAGGTTACGATTATTCTCTCAACTATCTTTCCCATTATTCACTCCCATAAAGAATTACGTGTTGTTTATCCTTTGGCAACGCATCGAAATGACTGATAAGTGCCTCAATGAAATAAACTTGCGTAATATCATGTTTGTAGACTGCGTCAACCATTTTCTCAACGGTTGACTGCTGAAGATAGAAATGTTTTTGGATCGAAGGTTTCAACGGCGGAAGTTTTAATTTACCCTTCATTTTTTTTCCTCTCAGTATGTATGTACGGATAGTATCGCATAAAAAATACGGTTTGTCAAATATTTTTTTGATTTATTTTACGCGAGGGAAACAATACCGTCGGAGTCGATTTCTAACTTTCCCAAAATCAATGGGATAGATGTCTGACCGTAATGAGCATATAAAATTCGACTTGCAGATTTCAGCCAAATATGGATGTAGGCGTTCGGGGTTTTCACCCCGGCCATGATTGCTGCGAGATTCGGAATCGGTTTCAACCCAACCCGTGAGCATTCCTGCATGAAGATAAACTTTAGTAATCCAGATGTATCGGTAACATTCGTCCATACTGTATCTGCCGTCCAGGAGGGAATCGAGGCGGCTATCGTATCAGTTTCGAGAGATTCAAGAATCGTCTTTCCGATTGGGGTCATAGTTACAGCGTGCCCACCGGCGGGGATTATGGACGCGCCACGGTCGTCAGTCGTTATGAGCGGGGCGTATGCACGGCGGTCTTTGTCCGGGTAAGATTCTCCTTCCCAAACGAATTGGGGAACATTCACTGAATCACAGATGAGCCTTATTGTGGGATCGATCACACCATCAGGGTAATTCCATCCCCATTGTTCCCCGCCTTGCCTGGTTCGCATAATACGGACGTTGGTTGAGTCGGCGGCTTTCGCCCACTCATCGATCCCCCCGTAATAGGTGAGGGTATCTCCGACAACCCCGAAGCCGGACGCTTGCTCATGGACGCCGAATATCTGAGAGTTACACGATCCATACATCATCTTGCGCTATCAACCATTTCTTCTTCCATCTTGTCGAACATTTTTCCGAGCAGGAAGTGATTTTGCATGAACATCAATCGGCGCATTGCCCGTGCCTGGGAAGGTTTGAATTTCGATGGATCGTTAAAATAAGTATACATCCCATTGGTTGCCTTCAGGCTATCGTTCAGGGTTCCAACCGAAGGCCCTAATATATTAGAAATAGCCCACATCGGATCATAATTGTTTGGGGCCTGATATCCTCTACCGGAATATCCAGCCGGTACATCTGTCCCGAACAGATTATGCAATCCAACGTCCCCACCAGTAAGATTGGTAACAAGATTATTTGGTCTTTCTAACATAAATAGAAACCCACTCCGCAGTACGCCTTCAAGGAGAAGTTTATTTTTGTCTTTCACAACATCTTTGATATCATTTCCTTTTAGGACTTCTTTGATCGTATAAATCGTTGCCCCCAACACCGTACCAAACAATAAGGCGGGAAGAATATGGCTTGTTGCTGGATTCTGAAGTGCCGGAATCAATACTTTCGTCGGGAAGGTCCAGGGAAAATTCATAAAATGCGTTAGAACTTTTGCTGCCGGATGATCCCACCAGGGGGGCTTACTAAGCGAAGAAGCATAATTCACAGTATCTTTTGCAATCCGGTTTAGTCCAACAAGGATTCGTTCGACTAATTCCGGGTGCTCTTCCCACAAAGCAAAGTTTGGGAACATGAGTCCGGTGTCGGATTTATCCCCATATTTCCTATACATATCGGCAACGTGTTCCAAGTCACTTTCCGCATTGACGAATATATGCTCAAGCCACGCTACCTCCTTATCTTCTAATGGAACACCTAACTCTTTTTGGAGCGCATGGCGGATCAATGAATTGGCGGATGTTATGGCGACATTTGTTTGGTTGAAATGATCCCAGTGTCCCAGGAGCGTCATAAGGCCCCCGATACGTCCAACCTTATCAATGGCTATTTCGACAGCATCCCGCGCCGAACCTTTCATTTCTGCCATACTCGTTGGACGACGAAATCTATGAACGAAAGAGGATGTTGTCTCAGTGCTTGCATACTGGGAATACATTTGAGATAAGTAGAATTGAGCGATATTTGCTTGATCGGAAAGTTCCTTCCGGTTCTTACTCATTGCAACCGGGTGTCTTACATAATCTTTAATAAACCGAGCGTAAGGACGTAAGCCATTATGAGCAACCTGGAGACATTCGTCAGCGAATGAAGTAATAACCACTCCACCTAGTTTTGTGACAGCCGCCCCCGTCAGCAACGCTTTATTGACAAGCATCAATAAGGAATGTGGATCGTCTGGAATCCCGGCGGTTCCCATAATCTTATCAAAGGAATGCTGAATATATTTTTTCGTTATTACTCTTTCGGTTTCAATAGCGTATTGTTTACCAGGGGGTGATTCCTTTATTTTTTTCTGATAGGCGAGATCGATCGCATCCATGTGCTTGTCTAAATTTAATGTTCCAAACCGTTCCATAAATTCTGTCTGCGGAATCATTGCCTTGATATATTTCGTAGTTATTATTCTGATATCGTTGACCAAATATTTTTCTTCGGCTTCTTCCAACATGCTATCGTGAATAATAACTTCCCTCGTTTTGGCGTGTTTCTTCTTCCCCTGAGACAACTCATAATCTCGATGGAATCCATCATGGCTGGATAAGATTCTGTTTTTTGTTTTTGTGGCGTCAGCAAAAGATTGTTCTGCTTCTTCGGGCGTTAATGCCTCAAAGGATTTCTTTGTATTCGCCGCGTGGTTTCTTATCAAGAAATCAATGTAATCGTTGCTTTTGCGTCTTATTTCTATTTGATCCCAAATCTGTGGAACAAAATTACCGACAAATTTTTTGTTCTCTAAGACCTTTTTATCGACAAGACCGACTTTAACAGCCTTCTCCAAAATTGGGTCGTATATATTTTTTCGTAAGTGTTCTATTATCGCCTTCACTTCTGGATCAAAATCAGTTGTCGAAGTGAACCGGCGCATTTTCTTTGAAACAAGTTCGGCAAACCCATATTTAGAGAGTCCTTTTTCTTCTCCCGTGAGTTTTCCTTTGTATGCTTGAGCATTTTGTACAGCAGTTTGCATCAACGGAAATTTCGGGTCTGCTTCCGGCAACTCACCGGCCATGCGTTTTTGATAATGAAAATAAGAATTCGTAAATCCCTTCAACGCGGATTCTTCCAGCCCAGGAATTTTATAGTTAGCAAGACTTTCTACGGAAGGTTTTATATCAGCCCCACCCGCTTCGGTTGTTTTATAAAATGCAATTTCGGACAAGTTTTTGACTGCCGCCTGTACTTCTTTTGGAAATCCATCCCACCGATCATAAAAGAAGACATCGGGGGACCAGTGCATTCCCGCCAATGTTTTTGTAGTAAATTTCAATACACCTTTTTGTACCGGGTTTGTGGGTTCGAGGATTTTAGAGACTGGCGAGGTAAGACCAGTTATTTTTTCAATGGCGGGTTTTTTTGTTTCCTTTATTTTGGGTATTTTCATCCGCCCAGTGCCTTCAGTCGATTGGATATGGACAGATTCAGGTAGAGGGAACCCCTTCGCAGAAGCGGCTGACCGCAACCTGGAAAGATTCCCGGAGATTTCATCAAGTCCGAGTTCGCTGAGTTTAGAAGCGAGTTCTTTGCTCAGCCCTTTGATCGGAATTTTCGGCATAATTATTTCGCTTTCGGTTCGGCCCTACCTGTATCCTTCGTAGATTGCTTCGTTACTTTGATATTTTCCTTGGAAAGAACACCTATGTCCCACCCAATCTCCCTGTTGAGGATCGAGTCAAATCCAAGTTCTCTGAGTTTCTTTATGACATTAGGCTCTTGCGTTAAAAGGTAGTGCTTTCCTAATCGAATCCTTTCGAGCAATGTTTCAAATTCTTGTGACGTGACGTGTCCCTGTTTCTGTAAATTCTTGAAAGCCTGTCTAACCTCCGGCATTACTTGATCGAGATGCTTTGGGTTTGCTTGGTCAAATATTTTATGGATGTTAAGTTCTGCTGTTGTTACTTTGCCGCCTTCTTCGCCCGCATAAGAATGCGCCCCCTTGAATGTGTCCGTAAACCAAGTCGCCCCTACGTAATATGGATGCGTGGAAATTGCCTCATAATCGCCCCTTGATCCCCTGTAGGCGGTAACGGTTTCTCCGGGTTCAATCTTTATATCATGCTTCATCCCAATCCTGTCAAGAAGAGTCTTCGCAAGAAATCTATTCCCAAATTCGAGTTCCCTTTTGGCTTCTTTCATGTTGTCTATCTTGAACTCGAACGCTCTCAAGTCTTTCACCCGTTGCATTTGCGCGGGGCGAAGTTGCTCTCTTGCAGGCTTCAACTTATCCATTTTCTTCTTCGCGGATTCGTCGAACTCTTCCATGAGGCTTTTTGTTTTTTCGATCTCGTTTTCAATGTTTTTGATTAATTCTTTACTTGGTTCCGCCGGGACTACCTCCGGGGCTTTTGTTACGGGATTTTCTGATGGAATATTTGAAACATCGTTGTCAATCACAACTTGTGCAGGGAACGATGTTGCACCAAGTCTAAATAGTGCCTCTGCTCTAGTTGCACCTTCGAGAATATATGGGCCTTCCTCGTCAACGACAACTATCAATGGGTTGATTTCATTGGTTTCTTTAATTTCCTCTGCAAGTTCTTTTATTCTTTTACTACCTTCGGAAGAATAGTGACGCCCAGTGAGTTGAAATTCAGACATCGGAACAACACGTACTCCTGACAGGATTTCGGGGTTGTCAATGGTTGAATAAATGGAAGATTGATTCGGTATTTCTGAACGTACAATTCTACCATCAACCTTATTGGGAGCAGTTGGATAAGCATCATTAACCTCATTTAGAGTGCTTATGCTTGTGATCGCAGGTTTCTTGGCCGGGGCTTTCGGTGCTTCTGGTACTTTGGTAATGACTGGTTTCGGCGCCACCTGTTTGATAACCTTCTTCAATGGACTTTCAATCTCATCAAGATCAACGCCAATATGTTCCAGGGATTTAATGATTTCTGGATAGGTTTGTCCCTTCGCTCCAAATATTTCCGTTCCATCGCTCAAGCGGACGTGACGAAACGGACCTTCGCCCTTTGGCGGGGAAGCCGGATATTGGGTGGGAACTGGAGGCATTGTCTCCGAAGCGGTCCCTTCCGGTGTGACCGGACCTTCGCCCTTTGGCGGGGAAGCCGGATATTGGGTGGGAACTGGAGGCATTGTCTCCGAAGCGGTCCCTTCCGGTGTGACAAAAAAAGGTCGCTGGATTTCGCCTCCTGGTGTTCGGAACATTGTATTGGAAGGATCGGCGACCAGATCATCGATCAATCCACGATAATAAGCCAACGGCCTAGTAACGCCGTCAAATTCCATACCCAGAGAGATGTCTTGAAATTCTTGCGGGGTTAAGGCGTGAAAACTGTCTTTCATTACTGCATCGATGTCTTTAACAGTAACTGGTTTCCCCGGTTTTGGTTTTCTTAATTTACTTTTATCATAATCTTTGATTCCATGATGCTTAAATAACTCTTTCGCTTGCTTTCCAGTGACTTCACCTTTTGAAATTGCCTCATAAATTTTATCTTTGAAATTTGTTGCTTCGGCTGCAAAATCATCAACGGCGGGTCCGATTTTTCCTTCCAGTGTTTGACCTACTGGCTTCCCATAGATATCAGTTCCGCCAAGTTTTTTGAAAGGTTGCGGATATTCATCCGCCGGGGTCCAGCGTGTTCCTTCCCATCGCTGAAATCCTGCCGGAGATTTGTAGAATTCTCCCATGACATAATCTTTAAAACCCTTCAAGTCTTTTTCGTATGCGTCGAATTCGGCGAGTGCTTTTTTTCTAAAAACTTCAACATTCTTTACGTTGTATCTTCCAATGCCGGCATGAAGAAGTCCGCCGAAGACTGATTGTACCGCAATATTTCTCAGAGAGTCTCCAAACGTTTCAAGATTCGGGGCTTGCTGGACAACCGCTTCATCGACTGCGGAGGCGAACCCCATTCTGGCAGCCCCTTCGGCGAAGCCTTTCATCCAACCATATTTGATTGGTTCTTTCGCTCCAATAGAAGACAGGATTTCTCCGATTCCTTTTGCTTCTTCAAATAGTTTCTCCACTTGAGCACCGGCAACAATCGTTTCCCCTGCTCTTGCGGCTTTATAAGTTTTCATCATGTCTGCAAATACTACGAATCTCTTTGCCTCTACTCCAGCACTTGCAAACATTTTGACGGGGAGTGCGTAAAACGCGGCTAGCCAAACAGGACTTGTAAATTCAGCAGCCAAATGTATCGGAGTTCCAGTCCATCCCCAACTTTCGATATCCAGGTTATCCTCCATCTGCTGACGAAGTCGTGCCGTTATAAAATCGGTTTCTTCTTTGTTTGAAGAATCCGAGTATTCTTCAGAAAACGGGGCCATATCTTCTGGGATATCACCGACCACGTTGTAGTCATAATCAATGGGTTTACGTGCGGTGAAAATAGAGGCCAAACCTTTGATATCATCCATCCACGTGGCGCGGAATACTGCGGAAAAGAACTCTCCAGAAGATGCTACTTCAGGGGCAGTGATGGCTGTCAACTGTTTCGATGCCCCCATCGTGGGCCGTAAACGCCGGATCGCCCGTATTGTATCGGTATCTGTGTAAATAGGCATCTTAACCTGGGAACACTCCAAACAACGATTCGGATTTATCTCTTTCCTGTCTTGCGGCCTTTTGCTTTCTGACTTCCTTGATTTTTTCTTGCACCTTATCCAGTATTGAACGGTCTAATTCGTCGATCATGGATGGGGTTCCTCCAAGATCGAATGGCGTCCAATGAACCATTTGCATCATGTCAGTCATTGCTGCCGTTTCATACGAACCGTCTCCATCGGTATCCACAAATACCGTATAGAAAGAAGTCGCTTCCGTTTGGGGTCCGCTTTCAATAATGAATCGTTTCCCCTTGTATGGATTGGTATCATCATAAGATCGGATATTGTCCAAATAGCCTCTCAACTCCTTATTCCCCGTTGCTTGATCGTATTCGGGATTGAAATAAGTTGGTGGGAACAACATCTTTCGTTTATCTCCAACGGTCGATTTACCATAAGCAACATTGAATTGCCTTACGGCTTCATCTTCCGCATCATCCATGCTGGTTATTCCACCATAAAGATAAAGGGTTCGTGCTTTATTGAGTAACCAACCGAAAGAAGAATCAGATTCATTGTCGATATCGGACTTTCTTCCCAATGATGTTATTCTGTCTCTCTCCGTTAATTGCCATTGGTTTGTTCGCCCTGGGATATCGATGGCCTGGCTTTGTTCAAGACTTGCATCCATCAACCCCTTTAATTGTGGACCGTTCGTTGTTTTTAGATCGATTTTTCCTTGTTGCATTTTAATGAGTAGCGGAAGAAGGTTATTGTAATCTACATCCGGTATTTGGGCCGCAACTGTTGGACGGTTTGTTCTCGCGTCAAAGAGCAATTCAAGTACCTGCCGGGTTGTTTCTGGATCATCCATCCCATTCCCGGCGCGGATTAAAGCGCGTGTGGGTTCCGCGACATAATTTTTTTCAAAGGCATGATCGACAATCATTCGAGCGGTTTCTTTTATATAATCTTCGTTTTGGATTTCTCCTTTGTCCTTCATTCTTTCTTTGATAATATAATCCAATTCTAAATCGGATGCCTTCTTTCTTGCTTTATTGTCATCCCCCGCACCCTTTGGATCGACTTTATATGTCTGTCCATAATACTTTTGATAGGCTAAATCCTCTTCACCCATTACCGTTACAAGACCATTGAACGCAGACATAATAGACGCAGGATTTGTTGAGTTCTGCAATCGGTCTATAATTTCGGGAACAATAGACTGAACATCCGGCAGTCCCTGTGTTTTTGCCAGAATAGTAGCGATAGCGAGTCTACGGCGGAGATTAAGGTCTTGGCCCGTTCCGGTCATACTTTCCATCTTTGCAAAAGCGTCTTGCGCGTCCTGCTTTTCATCCGGTCCAAGCGTCTCGTCTGTTGACACGTTGTTTTTAAAATAATCTTTTGCTAATGACAAGTCCCCGTCCGATCCAATGAGACCTATCATTTTATTGACATGGATACCAAGAAGCGTTTGTTTAGCAGATTCTATCTCTCGTTGCGCCCCCGCGTCAGTAATAGTCCCTTGTTCCCATGCACGGTTCATTTTCGATATATGATTTTGCACATCAAGTGGTGTGAGGTTTCCTGACTCTACTTTATTATAAAATTCTCTTGAATCATTACTAATCTCACGTTGTTGCTGCATGATGACTTTGCGCTCATCACGATCCGCCTTGATTCGCATTATTTCTTGTTGTGCATCTTGCGCTCTCTTTTGATAATTTTTCAATGAAAGTTTTTGGGTCTCGTTGATGCTCCTATTATTATCAATGTTGTATTCGCCAAATGGGTTTTGTTCGATCATCTCACCCAATAGCATCGCCTGTTCTCTTTCTTGTGTATTTATATATTTTTTTGCTGATACAAGAAGTTTTGTTTTTAATTCTTCATCAAGATCATACTCGTCTTTTTTTATTGCTCTATAAGCCTCGTGGGGATCGTCAAGAATTGCCCGTTCTACCGCCGCCACCGTGGCGTGATCCTTCCATTCATCAATACGTTTTGTTTGGTCCTTCTCGGAATAGACCGAATCGTCAACCATCTTTTGATCGGCGGCTTCCATCTGCGCTTGGATTGCGCGTCTTTCTTCCTGAGTCCCGGCAGTTATGTATTGATCCTCTAAAATTTGAAGGCGTTCTTGATGTTGGTTATCTGCAAAGTTTACGACCTCCAACCGCATGAGACCTTTGATACGCAATTCGGCAAGTTTTTGAGATGCTTCCAGGCGTGGGCCGATTACATTCTGCGCCCCGCGTGATTTAATTGCTTTGTTTGCATTAGAGAAAACCGCTTTATATTCTTCGGTTAATCCGGGAATATCGAGTTCGCCGCTATCAAACGCGAGGTCCGCCTGTTTCAAACCGACATCGACTATGTTTTTTGCTTGGTTAATCTCGGCATTCTGAAGAATGCGCTGTTCCTTTTCTGCCAGTTGAATTAGATCACTGCCAAGGCTGGCTAAACCGGGGGCAACCGTCGGGAATGGAGATTGCTGTATGGCATTCGGAACTTCGCGGGTTGCCGCCGTTCCTGAAACGAAATGCTGAAGTCTCATTCTACTCTTCCTTTGCCGGATTACTTAGCCGGATTACTCAGTAAGGACATCCTCCCAGCAGCGAACGCCCCGGAATTCAATAAGGAGGTTCCCAAAGCAGCCGTTCCCATTGCCTTTGACATCTTAGCCTGAGACTTCGCTTGCCCGGCCTGAATCTGAGCATTGTAATCCTGGATTAATTGATCTTTCTCAAACTGGAAGATATTCGACATCTCCGCGATGATCGGAGAACCTTCCATCGTGATACCGCTTGCCCCTGTTATCGCCCGGTTACGCCCAAGCATCCGTTCGAACGAGAATCGTTGCTGTTCGGCATCGATCCCGCGAGCAATCATAATTTGTTTTGCTTGTTGGCTTGCGACGGCGGCGTTGTATTTCCCTTGCTGATACTGTGAAACGCCTTGAACGACGGTTCCTGCAGCTGCTAAAGCGATCCCTAAAGGAGCGAGAAATCCCATTTCATCCCACCTTGCCGAATGACATCCATGTCGTCTGATTCGGCCCTGACTTCGGATGAATTCCCTCTACCTTGAATCCAAGAAAATCGGCAAACCGAAGTCGTGCTTCAAATCCTTCTTCAACCATAAACTGTAACCGAAAAAGAGAATAAGTCCTCTCGCAAGCGTGAATAATCCTCTTCATGTCATGGATCAAATCGAATGGCCGGTCAAAAGCCGATTCAGAACAAGCAAAGACGAAATGCCCGACACCTTCCCTGACCGGCAACACTCCGCCAATGGCCATGGGCGTTCCTTCAAATTCGTATATCCAGAGTTTCCCATCATTATCAAAGACCTGTTCCATGTCTTCTATTGCGTATCGATCACTTTCTCGGTAATCAATCATCCGAATTTCGCCACGATCTTCCACTTGATGGAGGGTCAGTTTACTCATTAATCTGAATCCTTCCCTGAATAGCTCTCACAATCGTTGGATAAGCAATCCCGGAAGTCCCTGGAGCCTTCAAGACAAGTGTTGCTATTTTATCCCATCCAAAGAGTATTTTTCTGGCAACGCCGGGGCTTGTCATGGTGGAGAATATTTGCTTTTTTGCGTCATAATCCACTGTTCCACGTGCAACGCCGAGATTCTGAGCAGCCAAAACGTCGGCATCCACATAAACCCAACGCTTTTTGTGTGCGATCGTTGAATCTTTTCCTTCGATAATCTCAAACGGAATAGTTTCGACCGTTCCAGTAAAATCTGAAGCATCCGAGGGTTGGTTTCCTGCATCCAGGTTTCGATCCCATCCATCCATCGGAGCGGTATTATCCAGAACCTCAATATATCGGTTGCCACCCCTGAAAGCGACAACCCAAACCTCATCGCCGGTGGCCCCTGGGATAGTCGCCACTGATTCAAATACGGCTGGCACGGTGGCATCATCCGTGTGTTCATGCCACGCCAGAACCTTGTGTTCGGGTTCGAGTGTAATTCCTTTGAGTTTCCCGGTGTCGGTAATAATCCAAAGGGCATTTGTGATCGGAAGAACAAGGCCAGAAAATTCGGCATAGACCCCGTCTTGACTGCTGATATATCCAATATCCCCGGCCTGTTGATAGGCAAGTTCTTTGATTCCGGCGGATATTTCCTCATACGCAAGAACGCTGTCATCGGTTCCCGAATACCCATCAATGTCGAATCGATATCCATAAGACCGCAACCGGAGACCGGATTTCTCTGCAAAGACGATAATATTCGCCGCCTGAGCGGGGTCAACGAACTTTGAGCCGTAATAGGTGTTGGGCTTTACTTCGGGGACTTCGAGCGGTGAGGGGAATCCATTCGGCCATTTGATCGTGTATTCCATTGATGCCGTCCCGATAATCATTTGACGCCCAGGCTTCGCCCATCGGATCGGATCGATCTGGTTAGAACTCAATGTGAACGAGAGAGCATCGTCATCTTTTAGTGTAACCGCATCTTCAACAAAGTTCGTAAACTGGTCAACCTTGCTGGCCCACGCTGCGCTTGGCCGTCCAGAAGAGTTAAAAAACCAAAGGCGGTTATCGCTGATCGTCACGACTTTCGGATAAGTTGTTTCTTCCGTTAAATCAGTATTGATAAACGCTGATCCAGGAATAGGAAGAAATCCAACACGAAATGTCCATGTCATCCCATCAGCAAGTCCCATCACTTCCGGATCGGAATCATCCCAATCGATATCGGCAATTTGGCCGTCACCCTCAAATGGACCAGACGCACCCCCAATCGGATCGTTGAGTTGATAATTTGTAAATACGCCATATTCAGTATTAATAGTTACATATTCGCCACTATAAACAGGTCCGCTTGAATCGAAACTTGTTATTTCTTTATATTTCCATCCCCAAGTTGTGTCTGAATCCATAAATATCTGGACTTCTAAACACCGGTTTCCATACCAGTTTTCATTATCGTTTGATACGTGCTTGACATAAGTGTTGTATTCACGTAATTGATATAAACTTAATTTCCCGGAAGGTGCGACATCTGGATCGCCACCCAACACAATATCGCCACCAAGTCTCCAAGCAAGATCATACCCCCACCCAACAGTATTATGAGCCATCATGCGGCCCCAATACGAATATTCATGCGCTCCCAAATTCGTTTGTTTTGTGGATATTCTTTTTTGATTTGTACCTTTTTCATCTGTGAAATTTTCATATTGCACACGATAACCAGGAAGAACCAGTAAATGACGATATCCGTATAATTGCAATAGAAAATTATCTTCATTTTGGAACGCAAAGTCGGCATATCGTGAAGCGTTCAATGCAAAATACCAATCACCCGCATACGGTATCTTTATTGTTCCATCCATTTTCAGAAAAATATTATATAGATAATCTCCCGTAAAGCTGCTTGCAAGAGCATCAACAAGCGCATCGGGGCCATCAGGATAACTATCTCCGTAACCTGTATACATAAAGGATATGCCGCGTTCTGTGGAAATTCCTTCAGCATCGTCATTTGTGTATTTACCTGTAGCGAGATATTCTGGCCCTCCAGATTCGCCAGAAGATATATCGTAGAATTTCTCAAGCGAATTTTGTCCATCAATCACATGACCTGCTGCATGTTTGCCGAGATAAACGTCATGGTAACGATAAAATGAATATCGAGAATTGTTCTTTGTCGAAAATGGCTCTCCCGAAATAGAAATTGTTTCTATCGCCCAACTGTTGTGGCCGGACCGGGTTAATACCTGCGGTTCATTTGTGCCATCCACGAGATAGAGCCTATCGCCCGATTGAGCGTAGCGCAGAAGCGGTATGCTGGCTTCATCATAAACCGTCGCCAACTCGTAGCGGTCTGAATCAAACGTGATTACCCAATAGTCATCAACCGTATGGCCTGTTGTCTCACCGAAGACAATATAAACGCCGTCTTCAAGTTCTACCTCTGAATCCGAACAACTTTGCTCACTCGCTTTCAAAACATTGTTTTTGTACCATGAATAGGTGTCAGGCGTTCCGGTGCCGTCTATCTTTACTTTATAGGTATAAGCAAACGTCCCGGTATATGCAAAACTTCCACCATTGGTATACATGTCGTTTTGTCCAGAACCCTTAAAAACGACCGTATTGGAAGCAACACTGGAATCCAGAACCGGAACCCTATCCCCACCCCAATAAACCCGCATCTTCAGTGCGCTGAACTCAAGGATATAGGATTGGGTAGGGGTTTCGGCGAAAGCAAAAGGGATGATACGAACTTTCTTTGTTGAATCGGTGGGCTGGGCTGAGTCCCCAACATACATGAACCCGCCTCGACGGGCGAACCCACCTTGCGGCAAAAAGATAACGTTCTCCGCCTGTTTGCACCCGTGGTCAACCGGCACGAGTTCAGCCCGTGCCTGAACCGCCGGAGAAATCAAACCTCCCGTGAAGTTGTTCAGCACAGGATGGAGGTTCAATTTAGGCATGGAATTGCCTCATATTCATTAAGGTGTTTGGAGACATTTGTGCCGGTGGGGATTGCTTGGCGTTCAAGGTTCGCATCGAATTCAACTTGAGACGGTAAAGTTGCTCATACTTGATCGGGTCGTGACCTGCAACCGGAGCAGCCCAAGCAGCCATCAATTTTGCAATAATCGCTGCTCGAAGCGGCGCTTTCATCAGCGTGTAATACGCATCATCCGTTCCTGCATCCACCGCATCGCTCGTTTTGTAGACATAGAGGATGTCAGGCCCCAGGCAAGAAGTCTCCAACTTTGTGCCATTTACTCGCCAATGCTTCTGGCCTTTGGGAACCACGCCCGCGCCGATATACCGGGGTTCGCCGACAAGATGAACGAAGTCCGAAGGCAATGCGTATCCATACGGGAATTCATCAGCGACATGATTACTATCCGCCGTTAAAGAACTGTCTCGCTTCTGGACATCGACCCAGTTCGCCTCCATCAAAACCTCTTCAACCAATCCCAAGAATGTAATCGATGCGAGGTTTTGAATGGTTTCAGGAGCGGATACGCTGAGGGCGATCAGCGTATCCGCCCCCAGCATAACCAAGGCAGGGTTGACAAACAGAGCAAGCTCGTTAACCAAGACCGTAGCCATAATTCACTCCTTACTTGAACCGTACAATGACGGTGTTTACCACGGACACACCAGAACGATCGTTTATAATCCAGAACCAACGATTCGCGTAAGTTTCGACGTTATACAGACCGTAGTTCGTAATCGCTGGCCACATTCCATTTGTGAACGGAGTAGCCGTATTATCCGACCATTTCGACGGATTGGCGGCAACCTGCGGAGACGCCCCATAAACAATAGTCCGACTCGGAATCAGAAATCCGGCCCACGGAGTAGTTGCGCCCCCGATAACCGCCGTTGCGCCACCGAGCGTAGCAGTATTGACGGGAGTAGCAAATGGAGACATTTGAATCATAAACGTAGCGTTGGCAATGGCTCCGTTAATGAGATTCACACCGCTAGCGCCAATCTGTTGTACTAGAGCACGTGTCCCTGGTTTGATCCAAATACTCGCCCATCTTGCATCCTTGGGGATTTGGACAGCCCACGTTGACGTTGCGGTTGCATTTCCAATACCAATTTCTGCGTAATAGGTATCGTCGGGAACGCTTTCGGTCCAGGGCATTGAATCAGTTGCAAACGATACAGCAGGGGTAAAGAATAGAGCGAATAAACACACTGTTAGAATTCGTTTAATGCACATAATCTTGATCCTTCCTTTCTACGGGGTTGCCCGATTAATTTTCGTTGCAAAAAATCTTCAGGACTTTCGAGTCATCGACTCGAATGCAACCCGATTCGTGAACCATTGCCAACTGAACACCATCTTGGCGATCATGTCGAATGGACATGGTCACGTCCATGTCCTGCCATTCAGCAAACAGCATTCCGCTCGGCAGAAATGCGAAACACGTCCGAATGCCTCCACTTACATCAAGACCTGTCGAAACCACAACATCGAATCCAAGCGCAGATGGAAGTTGATTTCCATCCAAAGGACGACCGGTCGCATAATCGTTATTAATCAGATGTTCCTTTTCCCGAAGTTGCTTTTTCTCCATCGGACCGCACAAAAATATTGGCCGTTCGAGTTGAATATCGACATCCAAATTCTCGAATGTGAAGATTGCTTCTTCGAGCAGATCACCACTTGCTTCCGCTTGTCCATCGGCGTTGATGATATTGGCCGTCGGGAAAGGTACGGGCGTTCCAGATTCAGCACCCGTCTCGACATCGTCTTGATAGTCAGTCGCATCAGCGCCGAGCGCCGTTTTTGCAACGCTATCTCGATAGCGATTCCATCGCGCATCTGCGTTGACCTGGATCATTTCCATGATGTTGACCCAGTTAGACATGGCATCGACTTTTGGAGTGAACGGATCAAAACGGTATGTGACGGAGGTAAGTTGACGTTTCTTCGTTGAGAGTGCTTGGTTTTGCGTGAAATCGTATCGAGCGGAATCAGTAATGGTTCCATCTCGGCTTGCCGAAACAATTTCAGCCCCCGTTGTTCCCATGACGGCGGAAACGATACCGCTTGACATGGTATCACGTCTTCCTGTCGTACCGTCAATCTTTTCGGAAATCGGGATCATCAAGCGTTTCGTTCCAACCGGAAGTGATTTTTGCATCATCCGGTTGCAGATACGCCTGTCGGTTTGTTGCGCATCAAAGATGATCTTTTCGAGATGCGCTTCGGTTAGAGTTACGTTTGGGTAATCCCCGGCAAATTCGGAGAGTTTGAAGTCCTGGACCATGATAATGGCCTCCTTTCAAAATGATAATGCGTTCATCATTTCGGAAAGGTTGACCATTAATGGGACTTTCCTCATCCATAACGTTGGATTATACGGGGCGTCTACGCCCATTTACCACGCGCCGCGAACGGGTTGACGTGGATTTAGAGGACAATAATAAAGGTTTCTGGGTATCCCTTGCGGGGCCGTCCACCTTATTTTTCAAGTAATCTTTCAATCGTCTCGTTTATTGCGAGTAAGCCGATTGCCAAAACCTGTGCTTGAAGACGATCTTTCCTTGGGAATGTTCCCGGAAAGAACGCCGCGTTTCCCCTTGAAATTCCTTCAAGTCTTTCCTTGAATGACGGGGCTTCCGATCTTGTGGCCGCTTTGGGTTCAGTTTTCATTTTCTTTTCAATTTCCCTTTCTTGTCTGATAATTCAAAAAATCTTCCAATGGCTTTGCCATGATTTGGGTCAAGATTGTTATTGTAAGCATTTTCGAACTCCTTATGATTCCCTGCCTGCAATGTCCTGAGTTCAGATGTAATGCTTTCAATCGTATCTGTTGTTGCCCCCTGAGTTATCGCTGCGCCGGACTGGATCACCGGTTCCTGTGACAGACTGGCAATATGGGCGCTTATTTGGTGTCTGTCCGCGAGCGGAAGCATCATCAAGGATTTTTGTATCGGTTCTGGAATTGATTTCCATCCTTGTACTGCGTTCGCACTGTTTTTTGCATAATCCTTGCCCCACATTTCTTTCAAAGTTGCGGTCGCCGACTCCGGGCTATTCCTCTGTGTGTACGATTCCTGTTCCTCTTCGATGATCTCTTCAAGAACCGTATTGAACATTTTGTTACTTAGCCCAGAATTATGTGCTAATTTCTTTAACCTGTCAACTACCTTTTGTTGCGTTTCGTCAAATTCTATTGCAACCGGCTTGTCGTCTTCACCTTTGACCATGATGGAAACTTTATAATCTTCCATCTTTTCTGGACGGCCCATCTCGTTATAGAATTTTCCCCGTTCTTCTGGCGAGGATTCATCGGTTGGCTTGGCCGTCAGTTTATTGCTGAGAGTTCGACCTTGATGATCCAACGATTTTAGGGCCGTTGGAAGATCGGGTTGACGCTGAATAAATGGGCTTTTCTGGATTTCTTCGGGAATCCCAAACGCTTCGTTTTGATACCAATGCTTATCTCCTGGCTCAAGACTACTTGGAGTCGGTTCCGTTTCGGGCGGGTTTGGTTCGAGTACGGCGATTTCTTGGTCCGGCATCGTTCTACACCTCGTTTGTTTCCCCTGCCTGGGGCTTTCCATGTTCCTTTATAATTCTTTTCATCCAATCGATAACATCTGATTGGCATGATCGGACATAAGTTTCAACCGGATCGCCAACAACCGTTTTTCGTGGGAATTGCTGTTCGAGTCGTTTGATACATTCGCTTCCTTCTGGACAATCCATAAATCGAAATGGGGTTGATTTCATTGAACAGCTCCTTGCTCAAACGCCTGTGCCCCGTCTTTGGCCGCCTTTGCCGCCGTTGCTGCGAGTTCTGCGTCGGCTTGCGCTTGCTTGGCCTCCTGGAGTTCTTTGACCTTCATATCGACAATCAATTTTTTATTGAAAATATGCGGATCGACACCATGAGCGTCGGCTTTGTCACTGAAATATTTGTGGTAATTGATTAAAAAAGCAAGTTTGGGTTCTATTTCCAAAAGTGCTGGAGCCTGAGAAATAATTGAAATAAGTTCGCCTACAATCCCATCGCTTGCTTGAGAACGGACTATTTGTTGCGATTTCGCTAACGGTCCCTTAAAGACGGCAATGAGTTCTTCATTCGGATTTGACAAATCAGCAGGGAACTCCTTGATTTCGCTCCCATCTTTACGTCTTCGCAGTATATCTAAAGCCCGTTCGACCAGAGGGCTAAGAAATTCTGTTCGTATTGCGCCGTATAATGGGGCGTGTTGCCGTAGTTGTTGTTCGATCCGTTTTGCGTGCTCAAAGGCTGTTGCAGGACTCGCTTGCGGGGCTGGCATCTCAATGTCTTCCATCCCCAACATCCTGTCGATCTCTTCCCGTTTTTTAGAAATAAGCATTTCGGAAACCTGGATACCAGTATGTTCAGCCAGATTTTTGATAGCATTCACATCAGTCATGGCATGACTGACTGAACTTGAAAAATCTAATTCACCATCAATAATCGATCCTTCTTCATGTACCCATTTCCCATTGACCAAAGAATCATAAGATGCCATTTGAAGGCGGACAGAGTTGTTTAGAGTTCTTAGAAATGGGAGCGCGTCAATGGCTGGAGAATTTCCGTAAACCTTGTTCCTCAACCTCTCATATCGGGCGATGATATAAGGGTTTGTATAAAAAGCCGATTGTTCTGATTCAAGATGGTATTCCTTCCCATGTAGAATAGATTCAGAAGAAAAGCGTTTCCCGTCTGAGTTGTTGTTTGGTTTTACCACGTGAATGATGTCGTGGTATTCAAACGGATTTTTCTTTGCTGCTTCCTTAAATTTATCATCATACTCTGCTTTGGGCCATTTTTTCAGGATGTTCTCAGCACTCATCTTGTACTTGCGAAAGTTAGAATCAATGATTCCCCATTCATTCTCAATTGGATAGATTTCCCAAGGAGATAATGACGTAAAATGGAATTGCTTCCGTTCGCGGGCCATGTCAAAATACTCTTGGAATAAAAGTCCGCATATTCCATAGACAACCGTTGACCTAAATGCAAGAGATGTTTCTCTCCCGAAGTTTGATTGGTCAAATTCCCATTGGACACGTTTCGAAACATCCGTTATCCATGCTTTCCGCTCATCGGATGGATCGTCATCTTCACTTGTGAAGACACTTTTCCCGCCGGATTGGATATCAAACCCAACCCACGGAAGATTGGGAGGTACGATGAAAGATACGAGCGCCTTGGAAAGTTTTAACGTGTCTTCGATTCCTGTCGAATCAACGAGTTCCCATCGGTCCTGTTTATTGATTGGATCGGTCTTCGGGCTTTCGCTATTAGCCGCTTGAGGATAACAGTATTTTTCTGCTTCTCTCCAATCCAATTCAACGGCGGAGCGCTCATTCTCAATCTGTTCAAATTGCTGTTTGATCTCTTTGGGTGTCATAGTGTTACTCACCTAAACGGGTTTTGCGAACCGGCTTTTCCGAAGTGTCCCCTAATGGACTCGTGAATATTTGTTGAGTGTTAAATACGTTTGGAATACGACGGGTCTCTGCGATATCTGGATTTGCCGGGGTGTCTATTATCTTCCCTTCAGCCTTAAGTTTCGGTATGAGCAATCCGAATAATGCTTTCATAAATCCCATGATAACCTCTTTTATATAAAAAGTGTCAACTGGTTTTATATAAGACTTAGATCAATGATAATTGGTTGCCGAACAAGTTGGAATAACCTTCACGGATCGATTGCATCTCCCGTTTCCACCATAACTTGCATATTTCAATGAAGTTAGAAGATAGCGCATTGTATCCAATACGTCAAATTTAGTCTTCTGGATGATTTCTCCATCCTCATCAGTAGAATATCGTCGAAGTTCCTTAACAAAAGGCTCCATGACTGGAGATTTGAATATTTTAACTTTCCCTTCATCAAATCGGCATTGACAAAAAGTGATCCCATCCCAAACACCGTGGCTAATTTTCCCGTCAATTAATTTGACTGAGGCGGGTTTTCTAACTAATTGAAAACCGACTTTTCGGTATTCATTCGCGATTACGATCCCCGTCCGTCCATGTTGATTCGCATCTTTTGAGTATGCCATTGGTATTTTTGTATTTGGGTTTCCGGTCCATTGAATACATTGCGTATGATAAAGTGGGTACAACAACGCTGGCTTGCAATTTTTTCTTTTTCTTCTTATTAGATGATGAAAATATACCGTATCATCTGGAGAGATTGCCCCAAATAGTAATGAGGTCCAACTATTTTCATATCCAGGATCAACAGAACATAACCGTTTCCACTCTACAGGGAGTGGAAACGGATCAACAAGAAAGGAATCTTCTGAATAGGGATAGATCAATCCTGTTCCATAAAGAACTTCTCCTTTCACGCGCATCAAATAGTCTTCTCGACTGTAACCAGACCATAATTTGTCCGTATGTTCTTTAGATAGAAAAGGATTTTCGTCAGCCCCCGCGATGATGTAAAAACGATGTTTCATATCCTCGTTTTCTTCATCTTCAAGGAAATAATCAGTAATATCCGTATGGCCTTTTTCTGCTGTTGCGGCAATCATTATCATCCCGGAAGTCCAAGTCGTTCTCGCAAGTGCCTGTGAAAGCATTTTCTTTTTTTGAGGCATTTCATCAAAAAGAATAATATCCCATTGCCCCCCCATGATTGCTTCTACGCCCTGACTTTCCGAAGCCAGCCGGAATAAAGTGTTCCCGCCATAATTTGATTTAATATAACAAAGGCTTACGCAACCAGGTTTCTCACGGCTCATTTTCGGGCTTTTTTCATCGATACTTGATTTCTGGATTAATCCAGTACCCCAATTACCTTGCATCCCGAACAAATGTTTCTGACATGAATCTCTCATCTGCTCGAAATCATGTCCGATTACCAAGATCGTTACAGGGCGGTTCCATCGTCGTCCGATCCATTCAAACGGTAGGTCATCATACGCACCTTGCGCATGGATCGCCAATTCAGCGCACGCGCAGTACGTTTTACCGTACTGATTGCCAGCCAATAAAAGACGTTCGATGTATCGTTTTCCGGCCTCATGGAATATCTGTTGCTTCGGGAGCGGATGGTATGTAAGAAGAAGATTCTCCTGAACCACTTTGGAGAACTCTCCCATCAACCGTGCATGTTCCTTCAGCTGAGATTCGACTTCCATCGGGATAGAATCCGGCAAGTCTAAGTTTTTCTGCACTTTGTTCTATCGACATTCTCGCTTCGTGTATTGTGTGGATCGTAATTTTCGCTTCTTTGATTTCGTGTTTCTCGATAACTTGCGTTCCGTAAACCTTTGCATCGGTTTGCTTCAATAAAGTCAATGCGTAATTGGGGTCTTCGTGCGCATGACTGACCATTATTTTATTTAGATTCCTGTTTTTCTTTGCCCGGATACTAAGAAAAATGGGCTTAAACATTGTGCAAGCGGGATATCGTGGATCATCTGCATTGTCAATCCAAGTCTGAATTGAACCACGATTAATCATCACATCGTCTTCCAAATCGCTTAATTTCCCGCGTTTGGGCGCATGATAGGCGGCATCAAGAAGTTCGGCAAGCATTGTTCGATTAATAAGCGGCTGATATTCAGCGTCTTCAGCGCATTCGGATATTTGCCTTGCGTAATCTTCGATCAGGACTGCCACCTGTTCAAGCACTGTGGGTTCTTGGGCTGCCGCAATCATAATCCCACCATTCACCGCTTGGTACTTAATGCTTTAGTACCTTTATGCCCCAAGCCGACACCCGTTATCAATCCACCGAACCATTCCAGCGTTTCGACCAGTTTGAGGATCCATTCTGGAGTAACTTCACCAGACCAGATTCCAACCATTGCTTGAATGACAACCGCCGCAAACAGTAAAACCGATCCAATCACCGTTTTCTTTTGATTGAGATAATTCCAGTATTTCATCATCATGGTCTCTCTTTCAATTCGTCAATGCTTTTTATCATTCCTTCTTGTCTAACACCTACTGCGGTAAGTTGATTTTTTATTTCGCTTACTAATTTCGATACTTCTTTTAATTCCGAACCTAAAGAAACCAAATCCTCTTGTTGCCGAATCATTTTATACTGATTCACATACGAATATCCAATCATTGCGCAGAACAGACTTCCGATCACAAGCAACGATCGAACCCCATTAATCTTGTCCCAAACGGTTGTGACCATATCAGTTACCTTCATTTTTTAATAGGTAGTTGTACATTGTCCCACTCCTTCAACTTTCTTTCTCATCCAGAACGCCTTTGTCTGAATGTTTCCAGGCCCGCCTTCGCGCCCGGTTGGTTCTAACTTTTGCATCCGCATTATTGCAATGCTT